AAAAGGTAATCTGGCATAGCGGTAAAGCACTCGGTAGAATCCTCCATGATTAATTTATGCATAAGGCTTTTAACCATTGTGCGCATCCTTACTTTTAGAGGTTCTTTCCAAATAGTGATAGTGTTACGGTGTTGGAATCCGTGCTTTTGATGGAGTGCTTTTACTTCATGTGGAAGGTCGAACATATCACCGTCTTTATTTAGCACGTCAGCAATATGAACAGCGCTTATCCTCCCTGGTTTTGTAACCCGAGCAATCTGTTCTATCAAAAATTCATACTGATTTAAAAACTGTTCTTTAGTTTCACAGTTGCTAAAGTCTAATTCGCTCGAACTGTAATTATAAAGGCCTGCGAATGGGGGTGAATAAACGGATAGGTCTATTGAATTACTTCCTATTGTTGGAAGTACTGCCATACAATCACCGTTATAGATAGCGTAATTTTCTGTTACTACTTGGTCTTTAATCATATGAATGAAGGTTTTAGGATTTCTTTATTGTATTCTTTGGAGTGGTGTTCGTACTTCTGATTGATACTAGAGTTCAATTTATTAAAAAGTTGGTTAGCCTTTTCAGTCTTTGCCATCAAAGAATCCAAAACTCTTTTCTGACCATCGGAGTAAACAAGATCAACAGTAACCGGCTTGGTTTGTCCGAATCTCCAAAACCTTCTTATAGCCTGGTAGTATTGTTCATAGCTGAATGTAGGGAAATAAACCGTGTGATTGCAGTGCTGCCAGTTCAATCCGAAAGCGGTCATCTTTGGCTTTGTGATTAGCTTTTTAATCTGTCCTGAAAAGAAACCGATTAGTAATTCTTCCTTTTTGTCGAGATCCATTGAACCCTTAATCTGGTGGGCGTCATCATCCATGTCCTCAATCAAATCACCCTCCGCGTTTAGGTTACACCAATAAACAGAAGTATCGTAATGGTTGGTTAGTTGAACCGCTAACTGACAACGCTTTTCTACTGTGAGTTTATTTTCTTCTCTTACTTCTGTAAGTCGTTGGGCAATGGTATTAAATAGCATTATCTGACCATCTAAGACCATGTTCTTATCATTCTTAACGGAGTGATAATTAACTTTCAATTCAGGAAGATTATGTCTTTCATCACTGAATCCTAAGTCTGAAGGTTTGCGCATTGATATACTCCAACCAGAAACCCACTTAAAAAAGTTCTCTTTTGCGTGGCCTTTTAGGATCCATTCCGTACCAATATTTTGAGGGCTGATAGTATCCTCATTATTAGTAAAAAAACGGGTTAGCATATCAGTAAATCCAAGATATCCCAACGCCTCCGAACTTGTGCCCAATTCGATAAAGTCATTAGGCGAAGGGGTGGCTGTGAATAGATAGCGGTATTTAACTTTTTTAAGGAACACGGTAACTTGGGTTTTAATTGCGCCATCAAAGTTTTTAAGGATTGAACTTTCATCAAGGATAACACAATCAAAATCTGAATGATTGAATTTATCTAAACGCTCATAATTGCAAACCACAATTTTAGATTTGTACTTTCCATCTTTAGAATATTCGATATCATCAATATCAAACTTCTTTGCCTCCTTAATAAACTGAAAGGCAACAGCCAAAGGAGTGATAATTAAAACCGGCTTATTTGTATGTTGAATGTAGTTCTTTGCGATGGTTAATTCAATAATTGTTTTACCTAATCCGGTATCTAGGAACACAGCACATCTACCTTTTTTGATAGCGTATTCGGTCACATATTTCTGATAGTCAAATAAGCCATCCGGCAGGAAGTTTGCTTCAATTCCAAAGTTCTGTGATAGGTGTTTTTTTGATTCAATAAATTCCTGATAGGTCACGATAGTTTAGTTTTAAAGTGATTAATTAAATTTACCCATTAGTATTTCAATATACTTATCCCTCATTTTAGTTACAAATGGGAGATGTTCTTTTAATCTACCTTCCCACGTATTATCTTTCTTAACCCCCACAATAATCATTCTATCCTTTTCTTTTACCGGATAGGTTAATCCGTTGTCACTCATCCATTGAGTTTCTGTGAGGTATGCGGCTATTTCAGAATAGTCCTTTCCGGTCAGATACATATACATTTGAAGCTGGTCATAATATTTCTTATCCAACTTATCATAAAGGAAATCTAACCACCCCTCAAGTGTAACCGGGCACTTAAAGTCAATCACCTTCTTAGTTGTTTCGCCATCCGTAAGACCACCACACTCATCTTTCACATACCACCCACCCTCACCTAATGAATCATCGTAATATTCACGATAATGGATAGCGGCAAAATGTTCTGCCATCTTACCGTGATCCGTGGCCCGCGAACTCATTTCATCGTAGAACTGAAAGTATCTTTCGTTGGCCAACTGTTTGGCGTAGGTAGTCATACCGACAACCCCATCACCACGAAGCGGAAACATTACAGAACATTTAGAACCGGTCACTAAACCGAATCTTTCTTTTGGGAATGTATCTATTGCGAAACTCATGCTTGTTTGTTTTTAATTCTCAGTGCCTCTGTAGTCTCACCAAACGCCCTAACTTTTGCAGCATATATGGTTATGCTCTTACCTACCCAATCCTCAATATATGGGGTATCAAAGTTTCTCGCTATGATCTTGCAGTTAGTTTTATTCAAAATCATTGGCTTTTTAGCCCCCTTGATTTTAGCTACAATGCAGGTATCTTCCTTTAAGGATTTACCGTCAAAGTGTTTAACGAGTTCGTTAGTAATGGACTCGATAATTACCGTTAATTCCTGACCAGGTTGTAGGTCATGCGATCCTATGAAGTTAGGATTTGTTAATTTCTTCCAGTGCGTTACGGGTTTGGTTTCGCTCATATTCAATTATTATAAATGTAAATAATCTGATTCATCAATTTTGATTCCTTCGCGGATACATAGCGGTATTGAAAGCGTTTAGAGAATTTCATGTTAGTAGTTTTCAGCCTTTCATAGTTCGTCATTCATTGCAGCTAGAAATAGAACTATCGTTTGACGGAGCGGGGTAAATTTGTAAATACGATTACAATCAAAAAAATCAAGTCCCGCGGCCCAAAATGATGTTCCTATAGAGTAATCAAACCAATCCCGCTCTGTAGGATAAAATAATTCTAAAGCATCTTCCCCTATTTCTGTATTACATAATCCACCGGAACCCGTAATTCGTTTCTTATCATCCTCTAATTTTCCGGTCTCCATCCACTTATAATAGAGCGGTAAGTATTTTTTCTTTTTCATATTTTTAAAATTCAATTTGTACTTTACCTTCTTCTGCTACGATGGCCTCTATAATCTGGTATCTTAAATCTACATAGTCTTTAGCTAACTTGTTTTCTTCAACTATGGTTACATAAAAACCTTCGGTTATTTCGTAGGTGATGACAACAGGCCAGGTGTTTTCTTCCATGTCTTCAGCTTGCACGATGATCTTTTTCGTTTGGATTCTCGGAGCTATTTGATAGACTGGGTTAGCTTCGTATTTCATGGCGTTTTAATTATGAATCAAAGTAAATACTAATTTATTTATAAAACAATAGGCGTATTAAAAATAAAACTATTTTTTTTATAATTATATTCTTTGTAATATTGTCGGTATGGAAGTAAAGCAAGGAAGAAAGCCAAAATTTAAGCCTGAATTGCTTGGGATAGGCGAAAAAATGAGTTTGGGGAGGCAGACTATATACGGTCATCAATTCGCTCACCAATTCAATAAGAGGCTGCCAGAGATGGAGTTTAAGTTTATTGATAAGCAAATCGTGAGGGTAAAATGAGCGGGGTATATTTTCTTATTTACAAAAATAAAGTTGTCTATATCGGGCAAACTCAAAACTTTGAACATAGATTAAGTAGTCACAAAGGAAAAAAGAACTTTGATTCTTGTCGGTTTATTCCGTGTGACAAGGAAAAACTACTCATGTATGAAAGTAGATGGATTTTAAGGTTTCAGCCAGAATATAACATTAGGAAAAAAATTAAACAAGGAAAGCGCAAATCCCCATTAACAATACGGATGCCAAGGGCCATGAAAGAACACATTAGTGGATTTGCCAAGCCCAACGTAAACGCATGGATTAATAAGGTATTAAAAAAGACTTCTGGTTATGTGACTAAAGGTAAATTAAGATGATAAAGATATACTCGATCGCGCACAAAGGGACTGAGAGTGTAGGTTGTGGTAACGCTCATGAAAGCCACTGTAAAACCTTATTGAGCCTTCCCGCGCACTATACAGCGAAAGGCAAGATAACATCCTGCCACATTTATCGGGGGGGTGTAATTTGCCTCCCCTTATAAAAATGAAATCATATACTAAAACCTACATGAAGTATTTCGGTTATGATGAAAGCGATTTTATCCCTTGCGAGGTATGTACAAAAAGAGCGGTTGACATTCATCACCTCGAACCCAGAAGCATCTCCAAAGCAAAATTAAACCTGATTGATAACTTAGTAGCCCTGTGCCGCACTTGTCATTTACAGGCGGGAAGCTCAAGGCAATTTAATTCAGAGGTAAAATTAATTCATAGAAAAAAGTTACTAGGCGTTAAAACGGATTTTGAAACTATCAGGTATAACATAGATGGAACCTATAGTTTTACATTACCAGACGGCACAATCGAACAGCGACCGGGTGGTTATTATCCAAAAATGAAAAGGAGTTAATGAAAAGGAATTGAAAGAAATGAAACATTGCTCTGGATAGTTATCCGCCCGTATCCTTGACTCCATGTCGAGGGGAGCGAAAGGCGAAAGCTGAAAATAACGGGCTTACTTTTTAAAATATAAAAATGAAAAAATTATTCCTATGGATCATCTACATTTTAATAGTATGCTTTTTAGTGATTACCATTTTAACGTGTTCCGGTATCCCTGAAAATCTAAAAGAACTCAGAGAGGCCGTTAAGCACATGATCCAGTGAAATTTTGAAAGAACTAAACACTTAGTTATCTTTGCTTCCGGGTTTGGAATGGTCCTCTCAAAAGACCCGCAAGGAACAGCGCAAAAAATCCGTCAACTATGGAGAAAGCTTTCGAAAAAGGGGTAATAGTCACAAACTTTTAACCCCTTTTTTATGGGCAGACCACAAACATGGACAGATCCGGAAGCCTTCGACAAGGAAGTAGACGAGTATTTTGATTCTGCTGAAGTTCCAACTTGGTCAGGGTTAGCTCTTTATCTTGGATTTGAAAGCCGATCATCTTTACAGAACTATAAAGAGAGGCCAGAATTTTTGCACTCGATAAAAAGAGCACTCTTAAGATTGGAAGATTTGTACGAATTCAGGCTAAATAAAGCCAGAAACCCAACCGGGGCAATCTTCGCCCTCAAAAACTTTGGATGGCGGGATAAGCACGAAGTGGATCAGCGCACTGAAGGCAAAATGGAGGTCTTAGTAAAGTATGAGAAAAGAAATAGTACTTCCGGAACTTCATCCGAACCAGGAGAAAGTAATCAGTGAGGCACAAAGATTCAATGTTTTAGACTGCGGCAGGAGGTGGGGTAAAAGTGTTTTAGGTATCAATTTGATTTCAGAAACAGCCATATCAGGACAGCCAGCGGGGTACTTTACCCCTACCTATAAACTACTTGAGGGCACGTTTAAGGAGGCTAAAGATATACTTGATCCCATCATAGAACGTAAACACGACAACCAATTCATCGAACTCATTACCGGTGGCCTTATAGAGTTTTGGTCATTAGATAATCCTAATGCGGGTAGGTCCCGAAAATACAAAAGAACAGTAATAGACGAGGCCGCCTTTGTTAAGGCCCTCTGGGATGCTTGGACTAAATCAATACGCCCAACGCTTACCGATTTAAAGGGGGATGCTTATTTCCTAAGCACCCCACGCGGGAAGAATGATTTCTATAAGCTTTATCAAAGGGGCATATCCGGTGAATCGGGGTGGAAGTCCTGGCAGATGCCGACCAACACAAACCCATATATCGATCTTTCGGAACTAGAAGACGCCAAACGCGACCTACCAGAAGCCGCCTATAATCAGGAGTATCTAGCCCTATTTTCAGATAATATTGCCAATCCATTTGGAATAGAATTCCTAAGAAAATGCCTAAAACCGTTATCTAAAGAGCCTGTAATGGTGTTTGGTGTTGATCTTGCTAAGTCAGTGGATTGGACGGTTGTAATCGGTTTAGATAGCCTTGGTCAAGTATGCGTATTCGAAAGATGGCAATCAGACTGGAACCAGACAAAGCAAAGGATAAGGCAGCTGATAACATCTAAGCCCACTTTGATAGACTCTACCGGTGTGGGTGATCCTATCTTTGAGGACCTTAGACGTGACTGTTCAGGACTAGAGAAGTTTGTATTCACATCACCAAGCAAGCAAAAGATTATGGAGGGGCTGGCTGTTGCCATACAGAATAATAAGGTTTCTGTTTTAGATGGTATTATGTTTGATGAACTAGAATCGTTCGAGTATGTTTACGGGCGCACGGGAGTTAAGTACTCCGCCCCGGAAGGCCTCCATGATGACTGTGTATGTTCATTAGCATTAGCTGTTCAGAAGCTTTCAGAAAGACCAATGCAACCACAATTAACATTTCATAGATGAAAGTAACCGTAGAATTAAACAAAGTAAAAGTAACCAAGGAAATACCAACGACTTGGGGTCAGGTCACATTCGGGCAGTTTTTGAGTCTAAGCGAAGCGGGTAATGATTACGCTAAAATCCTTTCGGTGTTCACCGATATCGATCCAGAAACCATTAAGAAGGCCAAAATTTATAACCTGGAAGCCGTTTTAAATGTGCTCTCATTTATAGAAAAAGAAACTATCGAAATGAATGTACCTAAAACGATATTGGGTTATTCCATGCCCGAGAAGTTAGAGGCTG